GGCAGATACGCTCTGCATATGTGAGTCAACAATCCACTACGGTGGTGCGACAGCGGGGGTGTAGCTACACACCAGCCTGAAGATGGTGGGCACTTTCTTACGAGTTAGAGCCTAAGTACTAGGGGCGAATAGGACCTAGTATAGAGCACTTACCTTAATTATCATTATTGGAGATATATATATTATGTATGATCTATACGTGAAATGGTTAATGGCTGCAGACATGCGTGAGCATGAGAAATGTGGTCAAGCAAGAGTATTGGTCCAAAAGGATCCTTGTGAGCACAGATATGAACCTGAGCACTACGTAGTACATAGCTATCGTACGGCTTGTGGTCACATGTTTGTACCATTCGCTACAGTATAATAACACTAAACTTAAAGGTCACTATCATGACAGAAAACTATCTAGACATAATCAAAGGCGCGTACGCACGCAACCAAAGAGACTCTAAATTCCTTAAACGGAAATACGTGTCGATGGCGCGTAGTGCCCTTGATCGGTTGCCTGAGGGCGAGACCGCACTATCGAACGACCAGCGAAGGATGATAACGAAGGACGCCGTCTTTGTGAATGCCGTTGTCGCCTTATGGTTCTTGGGCTACTGGCCAGACCAGATCGCCACGTTCATTAGTGGTCCTATCACCGAAGCCCATGTTCTTGGCGCATTGCGTAGATTCTACGTTAATGAACAAGAAAACCTCTTAACCCAATTCAACACAACTCTGGAGACAGATAATGGATAACGAACTCAATGATTTTGAACAAGATGAGGTAGAAACATTCGCTGGGCCTTCGGCCCTGTTGGTTAATGAGGGTGATGCTTATGGCGTACTCTTTCTGATTCCACTGGATGTACCTCTGCCACTGGAGCTCAAGGATATCCCGATGCCGACTGGTCCGTTGGTTGCTAGGTTACAACCGTTAGGTGTTGAAACATCGCCCGACGATGTGGCCTTACTTCCAATCTCAGGACCAGAATTACTGGCGCTGTCGCGGGCATGGTCACTGCTAAAAGTGGCAAAGAAAATTGCAGTTCTCTCAGATCTACCTGGAGCTCGTGAAGATGTTATCTTCGCACAAGCTCGCAGGCAGATAGGCCTTAAAACGGTTGAATGGGCCTCACTTGCTGAAGCCTTTTCAAAACGACAGGTCGAGAGACAACGTACCAGTGATAAGTCTCCCTGGTTGGGTAAAACAGAGCACGCAACTTCTGAGGAGAAGAAGCCTCTCCGTGAAGCTGGCAGCAAGAACTTGCGTTCTGCTGCCAGGCAGATGCCAAAACCGGAGGCTTCTGATGAAGATACCGCCGATCTTTGACTATCTCTTCGAGTGGCCTGGCGCTAAGCGTTGGTTAGCTAGAAGCAATCAGCCAAAACCCAATGCGTTGTTACCTCTCACATATCAGGATCGGGTGAGACAACATGCAATGCGGTCCGATCAGTTCGCTTATGCGGACGATCCCCGCGTACTTAACCTCACCGAACGGCTAGCGATGAGGTTAACAGACGAATTTCCACAGGATAAACTGTCCTCTGGATTTGCTGGGTCATCGGCTGTTCCCGGTGACTTCTACTCCGTCTTATCTGTATCTGGATATGGTGCAGATCCACTTCCGTTGCCTTTGATGGATAACACTGAGTTTATTAAATCACTTGGTTTAGTCTCAGATATCCGACCTGCTGATGTTCCGTGGTTGAAGGAGCTAATTAGACTCTTCTTCGGCCATGTAGCACCTGCTGATCTGCACATCCGGAAGAAAGCTTCAACGTCATTTCTGTACTTCACCACTGATAACCAGTATAAGAAACTGGCTACATTAAAGTGTTTGAAGAACTGCGATGAGTATATCAGCTTACTATCAGGTAAACGAGCAGATATGATCAAAGCACTGGATGATTACCACTCGATCTTAATCTCTGCACTACATCGGCGTCAACAGCCGACGAAAGTAATAAAATCTGAAGATGGTTCCTTCAAAGCCAAGGAACGTATGGCGCCTACTGAAGAGGAGGCCCGTACAGGGTCGGTTAAGGCCTCTATCACATCAGATTTCTCAGTCAGAGATAGTGCAGGCAATGTGATTAGCAATCACTTCGCTATGAGGCAACGCACGGTTTGGGGTATGTGTGGAATCCCAAACTACTTCATGACAGCCATAATGGGTTGCGTTCGCGCGGTCTATACAAACAGGTTTTCGTTTACTTACAAAACCAAGGGCTGGCAAGATAAGGAAGAGCGAATTGCCAAATACAAGTATGTTGTCGGTTCTGACGTGAAGAACATGGACACTACACTACCAAGGTGGTTCTTTGATTTTCTTCTCAACGAACTAACTAACTACTGGGATGAGCGGCTTGTAAAGGTACTCGAACGGATGTTCAGAGCATCATATGTTGCAGCCCCTCCCTGGAGAGACACACCTGCTGATTACAATCCAGTCTTTGGTCCTGATCCACTTGATGGCCATGCTGAAATTAATGCGGGTCTATCATCCGGTATCTTCATTAATCCGGATGTAGGTAAATTATGGATGACATTTGTGTATTTGATGCTCTACAAGGATTTAGGAGCATTAATCTCACCAGCAGACATTGAGCCATTCTTACAAGGAAAGAACCATGATCATGCTCTGTTGGACATGGGTGATGACGCTACGCTCATGACTAACTCGCCCATAGTGCGAGATGGTCTTATGCGCGCTAAATCACCATATGCCGTGTTAGAGCCGGAAACTCCGGTGATCTTTCTCGGCGATGTCTTCGCGATGGAAGGAAATAGGAAGAGGGCGTATCCGAATCCTATCACTTACATTGTCAACTCACTTGCAAGAGAAGATTCGATTGATCGTGTTGATCCAATCTCCTACTCCGAAGGTGTGTTAGCAAGGCATCAGCAGTACGCGAGAACACCCATCTTTCGTGATTTGAATAGAATCTACGAAGAGGAGGTGCGGTCAGCACTAGGAGTCAATCCTTATTTGATTGCACGTACTGTTGCAAGACGTCAGCGTTTTGAAGAAATTGATGCGCTGGTAATAGCCAATCCCCACTATCTCCATTATCGAGTAGATCCTAAAGAGGTCTCACCCGAGGTGCTTGATGAGATAGTGGCCACTATCCCTGCTTCAGACTTCTTTAACGAGATTCGTCATCTTTTCAAGGTGCCGACCGTTGAATTATCTGAACTTACTGAGGTATAATCATGACTGAAGAGCAAACAACGAAGAAGGCAAGGCTATCCGACTACGAACGTACTCGTCGGAGAATCGAACAAGGTGGAGCACTTGAATTAGCTCTGTTCGAACCGATGAAATTCGGTGTTATCGATCTGGTATCTGGTAAAATGTATCAAAGATCAGTATCATTCATCGATGAGCCCACTGTGGCCAGCACTGTCGAAGATCGAACATTCATCGAGAGCTCACTTCCCCTCTCTCTCGCAGCATCCGATGCGCCAATACCACTTCCCTTTGGGTTGACGGTAGTGTCCGGACCGACTGCTGTGGGCAAGACATCCTTCTTAAGGGCCTTGCCAGATATAAGGCGGTTGATTGTGGTTGAATGCCCTGATAGCATTCAAGAACTCAAGACGCTGCCAATGTACTCCTCGGTTGACGCCGCATTGTTGGCATCGGCCAGGTTGACGATTACTCATCAGGCGCTCTATGCACTGGATGGGTTAAGGGCGCCACTGTTTGAGACTACAGGACCAGCTGGTTCGAAGGGTGTAATCATGCCATTCTTCACCCAGATTACCAGGGTCTCGAATGCTTTGGCGAGGAATGGTTTGACTGTGATAGCAACAGTCAATCCAATGGACGATGATCCGGGATATGAGCGTGCGTTTCTCTCGAAGCTGTCCGCCTCCGTTCCCTGTTTCATATCGCTACTGCCAGAGTGTGATCCCGAACATGGTCTCTACACTGGTACAATAGCGACAAGGGAAGAAAGAAAGCCTCAGCGCTTTACTTTCGATACTCGAGCTGGTGGACGCGTTATCACCGAAGAAGTAGGCTTCACAATGCCTGTTTCTACCGAAGAGACTGCGCCACTCTCTGATATTCAAATTTCACATGTCCAGGAGAAATAATCATGGCACAAACCAAACGTAAAGCACCAACGGGCTCATCCATGGGCCCACACATCAATCTGTTCTCAGAAGCAAGTAAACATGCAGACCGACTGCTCGAGGGCGCGATCATCGAAGGTCGCTTGTCGGAATACATAGCATCCGAACCTCTGCTGATGGCAGATTCGGAATTTGTGAGCTTCCACAAGCCGACCGAATTACTGGTGTCAAGACATTACCCAGGTTATCGCGTCTTCGAAATGGGCGGCACCGGTGCTGATGAGACGCTCGGCCTCTTACTGGCTCAGTCACTTGACTCTGAAGCATCACTTGAGGTGTTGCGTTCCTTACTCTCAACGCCTGATGTCCCGATTGAGATCATTAATCAGTTACTTCCTCGAATCACGCTTACAGCGCGACGTGGTCGTTACATGATGTCAGAGCAGATGATCATCGATACCACTGCTAAAGTGTTGGCCAATCGCACGTCTGATGCGAACGTAATATCGGCAATAGCTCACGTTCACACAGAAGTCCTCTCTCACATGGGAATGGTGATTAAGGGACCGGAACGGAAGATTATCCGTACAGCCTCGTCATATGCGCTGAAAATGAATGACATCAGGCGACTGGTGTTGATTGAGTCATTGCGTGATATCTTCTCAGGTGCCAGGATCGCTGAGGCGACCAAGCTGTTGGACTCCGATGCAACACCAAATCTGATTGGTGAATCCATAGCGAAGATGCTGCGGCATGCTTCACATAGCATACCTGAAATTCGTCTGCGTCTTGAACAGTTGAGCATCGTAAACTCACTGGTACAATTGTACTATCGTGAGCCGCACAAGTTGTCAAACACAATGCGGGCATCCACGACTTTAGCGTCGCTCGCCAGCTATGCGAATTTCTTGGCAGATGCAGTGGTGAACGAAACACCTGTATTGATCACACACTCAAATAGTGATATGCGGGAAGCCTGTTCTTCTATTTTGACTATCATCCAATCGGCTCCGTCGATTGAGTCAATACCACTCGTCAAGTACGCTGATTACTTCGGACTTGTTCCCTGTGCTGCTGCTGACGGTATCTATCGTGGCCTTGTGGCGTATACGTCCCTTGGTCAGGTATCAAAACTGGATGTGGTGAACTGTTACTCAAAAGGAACTAAGAGTCCTGCGTCCGAGTTGGCTCTGCTGCCAACTGAGTATGTGCCTGTAACAACACTTGCTCCTGAGGTTAATCGCAACTTGCTAGCAGTAGATGCGACTCATGGTCTTGCTAATCTGGTTGCCGATGAGATTGCGGTCGCCAGGTTCATGCCTGATGATCTGCCCGCGTTGAGAACGATCGGTATGACCCCTGAAGATGTGGTCTACTTGGCCATGTCAAGAGCAGAGATCGTGGCTGTTACAAAGTCAGCGGAATCCATGACTACATTCACGTTAGTCTATGCCGCGAAAATATCGGAATATTGGAGGACGAAGCTCAACGCGGCTACTCCAACAATTTCCTACTTCAGTGATCCGCAATCTCTGCTGGTGTATCAGGCTGGTGCACAGAGCAAACTGCCAACGACATTCCCTGTGCGTTCACAAACACTCGAATTGTCGGCTGCCTTTGATACTATGTATCACGGTCATGTTGAACCCTTCCTTAACAAGGACATCATCAAACCTTATGTGTTCACGATCGCACTCGAGAATCCGAACAGTGATTCGAACCAGACTGAGTTGAAGCTGAAGATTTCACCTCTCGAATTACTTGTCGGTCCTGAGCCGAATGTGAATCGTGGAGGAGCATTCTACGCGATGATCAACGAACCAGGTGTCGATAGGGATGTTGCACTTGCGATGTCAATCGCTTCTGCGTTTTGTGCTGCCGGACCTCAGATTGTATCTGATAAGGCTAAGTCGTGGATAGTTGAAACACTTACACCGATGGCGACACATCCAGCCATCACACGTGTAGCCACGAAAGCGTTGCACCAAGCTGTGATTAACGAGCAGCTCGACGCCAGGAAGTTGGCTCCACAATGGAAAGAAGTGGTGGTAAAGGCGTACTTTGGTACTTTGCTCGCAATACTTTACCGGTTTAACAAAATCGACGAAGCCATTCTCAATGAGATCAACGCCAATCTGCCTGTTAACGCCCTCTCTGTCAAAGCCGCTCTGGCGTTGGCAACGATACCGACTGCGCTCGATGCAAGTGTGACCGACGCATAACAATCTACTTTAACCCAGGTACCACAGTACTCTGCTGTGGCACCCTTTCAACATAGGAGTATGATTATGAAACTCATATTTGCCACAACTGGCGCTGGGAAGTCCTTCCTCGCTCAGCAACATCCAGAACAGTTTATCGATGGTGATAAATTGGTTAACTGGCCGAGACGAGACAAGTGGTGGGAGGAACCAACCAAGGCAGAGATCATGCAAGTTGAGCAGCATATTGGCTTGCTGTTATCGCACTTGGGTGATAATACCAGCTCCAAAATCATATTGTACAACCCAAGAGTTGGAGGCTTGAGGTTGTATGCTGATGAGGTGGCAGCAAAGATTGAATCAGGACAAATCAAATTGTGGAAGCTCGATGAACGAACACTTCGCGTCAACCTGAAACGACGAGAAGAAGCATATCGCGCGAAACAGCCAACACTGTCTCAACCAACTTTGTTCGCAGATGCTTGGAATCAACAACAGCGAATGGTTGATTTCTTCAACAAGTATGATCAGGATGCGATCATACAAGATATCAACAACGAGATCATAGTGAAGTCAAATCACGAATGATCTAAATAAATG